GAAGCCAAAATGTTCTGCGGATCAGCTTCAGTCGTCATGAATGGCGTTTTCTTCCAGCCACCTTTGACGGAGCTGATTTGCTTTGGGCTCTACGAGGTGAGCGCTCGAAACCACACCGGTTAAGTGGCCAACAGTAATGGAGACCATTCCGTCTTCCATAAATGTCGTAACTGTCTCGGGTGGTTCCATAGGCACATCTCCCCGAAGCTAATGTAACCCAGAAAGAAAGGGGCGCAAGGCCCCTAGCTCTGTTTTTTTAAAAACTCGTCCAGCGCCTGTCGTACCAATGAGGCGATGGACGTACCAGGGCGTATCAGCTCTTTGAGCCTTGCGTACTGGTCTGGCCTGATCTGAAGCGTAATTCTGTGCATATCAGTCGAAGTTGCAATCAGGCATATCAATAAAATTATGAAACGGATCTGCCTTGTATTTCGTCAAAGACTGAATCTCATCGCCTCGCATAAACTTGTATGCAGCACAGATCGTGTACTTCAGGTCTTCCTTATGAGACCAGTACATTCCTTTATCGTTCGCCGTCCTGTTTTCCCTCATGTTCCGAAGCTTGATTGCTGAAACCTCTGCAGGGCCAACAGTCAAACCTTCTCTTGAATAACCAAAGTTTACAAGATCAATCCACAACTTAGTTCTCTCAAGAGGAGACATATCGTGGTTGAAATCATACTCGTGCCCGTAGTGAAGCATCTCTGCGTGCATCTTCAACCCAGCAGCCCAGTAGAACCCAGGGCCTTTCTGTTGATGACCTTTTAACGCACGAAGAACCGTATGGTGCTTTTGATGAACCTCTTTCACCAACTCATCGTCTTTCCTTTCAGAGTATTGCACCGTGCCAACATACGTTTTCGAGTAGTCGTTCATCGCATTACGGATGATCGAGCATTCTTTATCGTTTATCCGCACGCCAGAAACAGTGATTCTCTGGGACATGCTCCGCTTCTTGCCAATATCCAGCCACTGCGCTGATTCCCTATCCACTCCAAATAAAAGAATAAATCTCTGAGTGGTCTCAGAAGCTATAAGCGCTCGCATCCGGTGCTGAGCGTTGAGAAAACGACCGTCACTGTCAAGAGTGATTGCATCGTTTGAAAGTCCCCACCTGCCAGCCTTCATCTCGGCAGAAAGCTTGTTTACATATTCTTGTGAAAAAGACCTGTTATCAGCGAAGTTGAACTCCAAAAGCTTTTTTGCAAGCTCTGGGCCAACATCAACGATCCAAACCTTTTCTTTGCAGAAGGCTTCTGAAACTGGCTTTAGTTCTCCAGAGTCAATTAAACTCCAAATGTTCATGGTTGAGATGTGCTGTGAACAGTTAGGAGGGGGCCGCTACCCCCTCCTGACGCCACACTGACATCAAAGTGATGTCGTGTCAACCTTCACTGAATGGATCGCCGCCAACCACGATCCGATTCAGATCGAAGCCATCCTTCTGGACAACCTTCCAGGCTTTCGCCATCGCGACCTCATCGTGCTCATCCTCATCACGAGGAACGATCAGCAGCTCGTACCGCACCATGTCGGCTTTGATCTTCGACAGCTCAAAGTCCCAGTCCAACAAATTCTTGCTGTACTTTTTGTTCAGGCCATACTTGGCGAACTGCCGTCCCAATGAAACGTGGGAAACTTCAAGAACTTGGACTGAGTTTGTATCCCAGTTGTAGACAGGCCAAGTCAGACATTCGACAGGCTTTCGCACTGCAGTCTTGTCATAGTTCAGGCACTGGCTGTAATCATTCCCAAGTTCGAGATTGATTTCTTCAGCTGAAGGTTGACTCATAAAACGAAAAGGTTTCATCTTCTCGTTTGCATCAACACCCCAGACAAGCCAGTAACAGAGCGGGTCTTGCTCAAGCAATGCAAAATTTGCAGGCTTGCCCTGTTCGAGCTTTGTGTAACGCAGATAGCTCTCGGTTGAAGAGCCTCCTTCGTTTTCGCTGTTGAGAATGGAAAGATAAGAATCGGAGAGATTCACGTTGAGTTGCCTCTTTAGTTGCCGCGTCCTGTGACGAACGCTCCAACAAGCTAGGCCGGTCCTGATGGGCTTGTCAACTTGCGGTAGGATAAAAAAAGTCCCGACCGCTTCCCGCCCTGCAGTGAGGCGAGAAATGGTCGGGATTCGTACACACAACTCTCGAACAATACACGATGTTTTCGGATTTCGTCAAGGCGCTGCCTGAGTCTCTGGTCTACGCCGCCATCTACCGCAAGGGAGCCAAGATGCCCGGCGGCAAGCTGGCAGGCGGCAAGAACCCCACCAAAGAATCCTTTGACTTCCTGCTGGGTCCAGCTGATGTAGCCCTTGCCGCTGAGCGCAACCCCGACATCCAAGCGGTTGGCATCTTCACCGGCATCCGTGGCAAAGGCATCGTCATCCTTGACGTTGATCGCAACCTCAACAAAGTTATTGCTCGCTGGGGTGACACCCTTCAGGGCGCTCCAAAAGTCACGTCAACCAAGAAGAACGCTGCCAAATACATCTTCCGCGTTCCAGAAGCGCTCTGGAATGAAGTAGAGGGTCGTGGCCTTGGTGATGATGCTGACTACGAAATCCTCTGGAACAGCAAGCGTCAGGGCGTTATCTATGGCGCTTACCCCGGTGGCAAGGTATCCGTTCCAGGGCAATACGATCTAGAAGGTGATTTAAACCGCATCCCTGTCGCACCTGACTGGCTGCTGGCTGAGATGAAACAGCCGCCTAAGGCCATGATCAAACGCGACCTTGACTTCACTGATCGGACTCAGGATGAGGTCTGTCAGATCATCAATGACTGCCTCAAGGTCATTCCGACCCAAGGCAAAGGCAGCCGTGACCATTGGGTCAAGGTCGGCATGGCAATTCACTCTGCTCTGCCTAATGACCTTGGTCTGGTGCTCTGGTCAGCTTGGTCAGCTGAAGATCCTGACTTCGCTGATGAATGGGCTGATGGTGAGAATCCCTGTGAAGAGACTTGGTACTCCTTTAAAGGCTCTGGCGTTGGCCTTGGCACCTTGATCTGGATGGCTGATCGTGCTGACCCAGAGAGGCACCGATTTTCAGAAGACACAAAAAAGATCGTAAAAGCCGCTGAAGAGAAGAAAGTTCAGGAGTACCGCCAAGCCACTCTTGACTTTGAAGAGGTCATGCGCCGTGCCAAGCGCATCCTTGATCTTGATAACCCCGCTGAAGTCAACTACAAGCTCAACTCCCTCGCGCTCCAAGCGGGCTATCGCGATCAGTCTTCGCTTGAAAAGCTGATCGTTGATCAGATCGCTTATGAAAAAGCACAATCTCTGATGACTGTCGAGAAGCTGATGGAGCTGGACGAGAAGCGTGGTTACCTCATCCCTGATGTCCTCCCTCACCCCTCAGTCATCCTGATCTATGGCGCTGGTGGTGATGGCAAGTCAACAGCGGCTTGGGCGCTTGCTAAGCACATTGCAACTGGTCAGCCATTCAAAGTTCGTGGGGCTGACGTTCCAATCGAGCAAGGGCCTGTCTTGCTGCTCAATGGTGATCAGCCGTTGATTCAGCTCAAGGAGCAGCTGATCGAAGCCGACTTCCCCATCACCTCTGACACCTACATCCAGACCGACTGGCAGCTCCAGCGCTATGCCCAGTTCATCAAGTTGATGGAGACCTACAAGCCCAAGCTGGTCGTTATCGATTCGCTGATTGGCTGCTCCGGTGGCAAGGCATTTGACGAGAACAAATCAGACTTCGCCACCCCGCTGTACTGGCTGACTAAGAACAACGGTGATCTGTTCCCAGCCACCACAATCTTGATCATCCACCACGCCAACAAGAACGGTGGCTTCCGTGGCACCTCAGCCATTCGTGACGCTGTTGACGAGACTTGGAGCCTTAAACGCCCAGAGACCGATCCGCAGAAACGCTCCAAGCAGCAACAGCAGATCCAACGGCACGAGCGGTTGATCGAAGTGGAGAAGAGTCGCTCAGGGCGCTCTGGCACCCATCTGATCCTTGGTCAGGACGATGACCTCAACTTCTACATTTCCGACTTCACCCCTGAGATGGATCCTGACGACACCGCTCCATCATCAGTAAGGGGTCGAGTCCTCAACCGTTTGCGGACGGCTTATCCAGGTTCACGCTCCAAGACCGATCTCTTAGCCGACTCTTTGATCGCTGGCTCTGCTGCCGCTATTAAAAAATCGCTCCAGCGGCTTGAAGCTCAACAGCTGATCGTCTCATTCGTCCCAGAAGGTTCTCGTTCCAAGGAATACAAAGCTAATCTCGCACGCGGAGAGGGTCAAAAGATGTCCCCCTTTGGTACGTATGCCAGTGCTGGAACGGCTTCTGATGGGGGACAAGACGAGGGGGACAAGTCGCTGTGTCCCCCTTTGATGGATGGAGCGGTTGAGATTCAGCTGACCGATGAAGAACGGGGACAACTCTGACTGTCCCCCTACGGTGTCCCCAAGCACATCCGTTGGTACGACTGGCATTTGGGCAACGGGGACACTATTTGACATCTATACGCGCGAGGGATGAACTGGACAGAGATCTTGAAGCGGGGCAACGTTCCAGAGCCACCTGGCTATCACGAGACTATTGCTCGCCTACAGTCCAAGCCTGACAAACCGCGTGTCAAACCGTCTCAAAAGAAGAAGAAACCCAAGAGGCGTAAGTAACATCCACCCATGAAAGAAATCAAAACTTACCTTCCTGAAGAGCTTGTCGACAGGCTCTCCATCGAAGCCAAAGAAAAAGGCGTTCATAGATCAGAATTGATCCGTGAACGTCTCTCCCAGCCACCCAATCACCTAGGGCTCACAACCAGTGATTTTCATAAAGCTGTTACAAAGGTGCGTCGTCGGTCCAGCTATGGTCTGGATAGGCAACAGGCTGAAAGCCTTGTCGCCACTGTATTCAACGAACTTTTCAGCTCCAGAGATGGCGACTAGATCAGTCAACCTTCAATACTGTCAGATCAGCGACGAACACTGCCCGTTGGCAATAACTCGCTTCACTTCATTTGATCTAGACAACAAGCCTCTAAGTGTTGAGCAAGTCACTTATGAGTCCAACATGGAGTACATGGAGCGACAGGTTATTAACGCTCTGTCTTGCAATGTTGAAGTCAGCATCCTGACAGCAACGCCCATTCATGAGTTCAAAAGACTGCATTACTTGTTCAACAAGGACTAATGAACGTGCAGATCTTTCGTCACGATAAAGAATGGATTGTACTAACTGAGTCTTACGCGCTAACGTTCCACCAAACACTTGCTGGTGC